AAGCTAAAGAATTAGCTGAAAAACAAGCTAAAGAATTAGCTGAAAAACAAGCTAAAGAATTAGCTGAAAAACAAGCTAAAGAATTAGCTGAAAAACAAGCTAAAGAATTAGCTGAAAAACAAGCTAAAGAATTAGCTGAAAAACAAGCTAAAGAATTAGCTGAAAAACAAGCTAAGGAATTAGCTGATAAACAAGCTAAAGAATTAGCTGAAAAACAAGCTAAGGAATTAGCTGATAAACAAGCTAAAGAATTAGCTGATAAACAAGCTCAACAAGCTAAAGAATTAGCTGATAAACAAGCTCAACAAGCTAAAGAATTAGCTGATAAACAAGAAGCTGATGAAAAAGCAATTAGAACTAGAAATTATATTATAGCTGGTTCTACCATAGGAGTTTTAATTATAATAGGTGGTTTTGTTTTATATTTAAGAAGTAGATCTAATAATATAAGTAATGAAAATCAAGATGATAGTGAATAAATATTAATTTTATCTAGTAATTTTTTAAATTAATTAATTTCTCTAATTAATTAATTTAAAAAATGTCAACAAATGGATCAATTATGGAATTAGTTGCTAGAGATGTTCAAGATGAAGAACTAATTGATATTAATAATAAAACATCAATATTTGATTATTCTATTGATAAAAAAAATAAATATGCGAAGGGAGATAGTATATTTTATCCAGTAGGTAAAGCAAATTGGGGAAATACAGTAAGATTTAATATTGAAAAACTAGGAGATTTATTATATGGTCTTTATTTAGTTATAAAATTACCTAAATTATCTATTTCAAATCTTAATGTTGGACAACCACAAAATGAAAATGATCCAACTTCAGAATATAGAATAAAATATGCAGATTATATAGGCGATGTTTTAATAGAAAAAATTAGTTTATATTTTAATGGTCAATTAATAGATGAACAAAATGGTGATTATATGCAAATATATACTGACTTATATGTTAGTGATTGGAATAGAAAAGCTATGTTAGGACTAGATGATTATTTGAATTCACCAAATTTAAAAATTAATCCAGAATATATTTATATTCCATTAAATTTTTGGTTTTGTAATAATATTGAGACTCCATTACCTATTATATCAATGCAAAATACAGAAATTTATATTGATATTAAATTTAGAAAATTTGCTGAATGTTATACTATATTAAGAAAATCAGATCCAACTAATTCTGGATTATATTTTCAACAAAACTTAACTCATCCAGAAGTACCTTTTGAAGATGTTAAACTACAAGCTAATTTTTATTACTTGGATTTAGAAGAAAGAAAAGTAATGGCTCAAAAAGAATGGTCTATAATAATTACACAAGCTCAAAGACGTTCAACCGAATTAAAAAATAATGCAATTCTTGATATTAATTTTAATCATATAATAAAAGATTTATTTTTTTATTTGAGACCAACTAAACATAAAATTTATGGAGATTTTTTTAATTTTACTGCAAAATCATCATATCCACCTAGTGAATTATGGAATAAATTAAATCAATCTACACTTTGGACATTAGAACCAGATAGACATTTATTATCAAGAGCTAGAATTTTATTTAATGGTATTGAAAGAGTAGAATGGAGAGATCCAAAATATTTTTATCATATGCAAAACTATGAAAATTATCAAAATACAATTAAAACAAATATTTATTTATATTCGTTTAATATTGATCCTACTAGATTTAGTAATAATAATGGTTGTAACTTTTCTCGTTTAGATAATGCTCAGTTACAAGTTGAAGTTCAACAAGATCCATTTATTGTTAATTTTAATCCTAATGAAACATATCCACTTTATAATAATTTTGAATTAGTTTGTTATGCTACTAATTTTAATATTTTAGTTATTAAAGGAGGATTAGCAGGAGTTAAATATAATAATTAAGTTTATTTTTCATAATTATATAAAAATTTGATTTTTATTTATTTAAACAGTAAAGAATTGAATAATTAATGGAAGTTTCTAAAGGAATTATTAAAATTGAATCAAAACAAAATATAACACCAACTAATATTGAAATTATTGGACTTAATACAACTGGTTATGTTATCTTAAAATATAAGATTATTGATCATATATATTATACTCGATTTTCTTCAGATAATAAACTACAAACTTATTTATTTTTTGAAATTATTAATAAATCACCACTTTGGACTGTTACATATAGTGTTACTCCTTATAATAATTGGAATTTAAATACATTTTATTTCAGTATTAACTTTTCAATTAAAATAGAATCTACTTTAATTAATGATTATATTAATATATCTTTAGCACTTAATTCAATTATAGCTAATATATATAATCAGATACCTATATTTTCAAATACAGATTTAACTAATCAAAGTATAATTCCATATATTGATCCAATTACTCCTCCAAAAGAATTTAAGATTAATCTTTATGATTATCAACAAAGAACTTTAGCTAAAATGCTTCAAATAGAAAAAAATCAAATTGATTTTACTATTAATTATACTTTTCCAATTAACTTTAAAGATATTAATATATTATTTGATCCAGTTTCTAATTCAAAAATAGATAAAGAACTTAAATTTAAAATTAAAACAACAGGAGGTATACTTTCAGATGAAATGGGTTTAGGTAAAACAATTAGTTCAATTGCATTGATTGCATCTAATCCAGCACCTTCTAATATACCTAATACAAAAAGATCTGCTATATCAAATATTGATAAAATTAATTCAAGAGCTACTGTTGTTTTTTGTCCTAGTCATTTAACTAAACAATGGGAAAATGAAATTAAGAGATGTAATCCAACCTTTAAGATTAAGACTATTTTAACAAAAAATGATTATAATAAATTAACATTTGAAACATTTATTAATTCGGATATTATTATTACATCACATCAATTTATCATGAATTTTAAGTTTTATCCTACTATTCATTATCAAACATGTACAGCATCTAGTTTTAATTTTGATCATAGAAATAATACTATTAAAATGTATTTACAAGAAAAAATTACAAAAATTGGATTTCCTACAATTAAAGAATTAGATGATCCTATTTTCGAGTTCTTTAATTTTCATCGTATTATTCTTGATGAAGGTCATGAAATATTTGGTGAATTATTAGGAAATATTTCATTAAGTAGATATATGGCTCAGTGGGTTTCTAATATTGATGCAAACTATTATTGGTATGTTTCAGGTACTCCATTTGTTAACTATACGGGTGTTAAAAATTGTGCTCGATTTATTAATTTGAAATTAGAAGATACTGAAAGACATTTAGAATTTAATTATTCAGATACTTCTAATTTAGGTTATAATTCAAATAAAAATAATATAATGGAATTTCTTAATAAAGAATATATTTGGAATAATATTATAAATAAAATTTGTATTCGACATAGAAAGAGTGATATTGAAAATCAAATTCAAATTCCTGGTTATCAAGAACATCTAATTTGGCTTAAATTTACTGATTTGGAACGCCAACTATATGATGCTAAAAAATATAAAGTTACTGACCAAATTCTTCAACAATTATGTTGTCATCCTTTAATTGTTGAATCTAGTAAAAAGATTTTTGGCGATGTAGAAGTAGATCTTACTGTTATGCAAGATAAACTTATTGAATATCATAAATCTAATTATGAAAATTATAAAATTAAATTAAGTAAACTAGACTCAACACGACAAGAATATTATATGCTTAAAAAGACATATGAAACGCAAATGTCTGAATCTAAATATCTTTTTACTATTCTTGAAAAAATGAAACAACCTGATATAATTAATGAAGAGAACTGTTCAATTTGTTTGGATTGTTTAGCTAAGCCCACTCTTACTGCATGTGGTCATTTATTTTGTTATGATTGTCTAAAATTATGTCTTAATGATAAGAAGAGATGTCCAATGTGTAAAACTGATTTGACTGGTAAAGATCTTTTAGTTATGAATTTAAAGAAAGATATTTCTAATGAAGAATTAAATCCACTTATTCAAAAATATGGTTCAAAACTTGGTAAGCTTATTAGTATTATTAGATGTTTAGTTGCACAAGAAGAATCAAGAATCATTGTATTTTCTCAATGGGATGATATGTTAAGTCTAGTTGGTAAAACTCTAGCAGATAATGGAATTGAAAACTGTTTTGTTAAAGGAAATGTATGGTCTCGTAACTCAGCTATTCATAAGTTTAAAGCTGGTAAAAATAATGAAGGTAATGATAATAAAGTTATTATGTTAAGTCTTAAAAATGCAGCATCTGGTACTAATCTTACTGAAGCAACACATATTTTCTTCGTTGAACCAATTAATGCTAGTAAAGAAGAATCTAGAGCTATTGAAAGTCAAGCAATTGCTCGTGCATGTCGTATAGGTCAAAAACAAAAAATTACATTGATGAGAGTCCTTATTGAAAAAACAATTGAAGAAGATATTTATCGTAAAAATTATAATAAAGATGTAATAGTATCATTTGATGAACAAGATTATATGAAAAAAAATAAAATTCCTATTGAGTTAGATGTTTAAGAAAAATTGAAACCTTAATTTATTATAATAATTATCTTTATAATTATTATAATGTCAGAACTATTAAAAAAGAGATTACAAAATGAATTAAATGAACTTACTAAGAATCCTGTTTTTAATTGTTCAGCAGGTCCTAAAAATTCAGATATTACTGATTGGCAAGCTACTATTATTGGTCCAGAAGATACTCCATATTTTGGTGGAGTTTTTGATCTTGATATCAAATTTACTGATGAGTATCCTTTTAAACCTCCAAAAGTTTATTTCACAACTCCAATATATCATTGTAATATTAATCATCAAGGTGGTATTTGTTTAGATATATTAAAAGATAATTGGAGTCCTGCACTTAATATTAGTAAACTATTACTTTCTATTTGTTCTCTATTAGCTGAACCTAATCCAAATGATCCATTAGTTCCTGAAATCGCTGATTTACTAAGAAAAAATAAAGATATTCATGATGTAAATGCTAAGGCTTATACTTTAAAATATGCTAATTGATATTTTATTTTTATACTAATAAAATATGATAATAGCTTAGATTTCTTAGAATACTTTATCACTTTTAATTTTTAGTTTTTCAAATTCTTTAATAATTTTATTTGTTATTTTTGTTATATTAGTTGTATTACTATTAATCTAAAAATTAATCAAAACTAACAACTATATACTTTAAAATTTTAACTAAATTTAATTTACTATTAAATAAATATATAAGTATTATTATATATGGCACTTGTTGATAATCATATATGGGCTACCATTGATGCATATCCTGTAAATATGATAATAAATAATGAATATTTATATGTTAATCATATCAATGATTATAATAAAATAACTAAAATTGACTTAAACAATACAATAAATCAAATAGAATATATTTTTTATGAAAATAATACTCAAACCGTCATTACTCCTACAAGTATAAATATTTATAATGATTATATGTATATAGGAGGTGTAAGTAATATTATTTACCAACTTTATTTACCAGATTTAGCTTCAATTATTAATGAATCTAAAGAAAAATCTTTATCTATGCCAAAGAATCAATCTTTTGAAGTAGGAGTAGATCAATTTATGAATTTAGAATATTCTCCTAGAAATATAATAATATATGAAGACTATATGTATGTAATTACAGATTATAATCTTGTTCGAATAAACCTAGTTAATAATGAAATAATAGAAAATTGGTGTACATTTTATAATGGTTTTGGTTTAACTATATATGATAATTTTATATATGTAACATCACAAATACAAGATACTGATATATTTACTATTAGTAAAGTCAGTTTAGAATATACTCCAACAGTATCAACAATAGTTGAGGGGAAAATAGAACTTACTGGATTAGATATATATAATAATTATATATATGTAATAAATTCAAGGTCTATTTATAAAATTGATTTAATTAAAACTTTAGATTATTTTAATCTAACTAATGAACCACTAGATTTTGATAATGGTATTATAGATAAAATAATTACTGACACTAATATTATGATTTATAGACCAATAAATATTCTAATTGATCGTAATAATCAGTATATGTATATTTCAGAATGGTATGAAAATGATGGTAAAATTAGTCGTTATGATTTACAAGAATCAGATACTCCATCTGTAGAACAAATAACGGCTATTAATCAAATATTAAATAGAGTAGATATACCACCTACAATGTCTCAACTATTTCAAAATATGAGAAAAACTAAAGAAAATATTAAAGTTTTATTACAAGCTCTTAATCAAATTATTAATTCTACTACTTTATAATTTAATCAATTTCATCTACTGTTGGACCTCCTGTTGGATCATTTGGAACATTAGCTTGATATGCCTTTTGGATAAGTGGCATAAGAATACCTTCAATTTCTTTTTGTTTAGATTCAAATTGTTCACAAGAACTATCTGAATTTTCTTCAATCCATTTAAGTGTTGAATCTATAATATTTTCAACAGTTTTAATATCAGAACCTAAATTAGATTTCATTTTTTCTTCATTTAATACAGAAGACTTAATATTATAACAATAGTTTTCAAGTTTATTTTTTGCTTCAACTCTTTGTCTAACAATTTCATCATCTGCCTTAAATTGTTCAGCTTCTTTAACCATTCGTTCAATATCATCTTTACTGAGACGGCTAGATTGATTAGTAATAGTAATTTTTTCTTCTTTACCTGTTGATTTTTCAACAGCAGATACTTGAAGAATACCATTTGCATCTACATCATAAGTAATTTCAATTTGAGGAACACCTCTAGACATTGGAGGAATACCCTTAAGATGAAATTCACCTAGTTTATTATTATGAATAGTTAATTGACGTTCACCTTCATATACTTGAATTGTTACTCCAGGTTGATTATCAACTGCTGTTGAAAATGTTTGAGTCTTTTTAGTTGGTACTGTTGAACCACGACTAATAAGAGTAGTCATAATACCACCCGCAGTTTCTACACCAAGTGATAAAGGTGTTACATCAAGTAGAATTAGTTGATCTAGTTTATTATCAGAATGACCTGATAAAATAGCAGCTTGAACAGCAGCACCATATGCAATAGCTTCGTCTGGATTAATACTCTTACAAAGTTCTTTACCATTAAAGTAATTAGAAAGAATTTCTTGAACTTTAGGAATACGAGTAGAACCACCTACTAGAACAATATCATGAATTTGACCTTTAGAAATCTTAGAATCTTGAAGAACACGTTCAACAGGATCTAATGTTTTTTGAAAAATATCAGAACAGAGACTTTCAAATTTAGCTCTAGTTAATTGTACATTTATATCAATACCATCATGAACAGCATCAATTTCAATATTAGTTTGAGTTTGACCAGAAAGAGAACGCTTTGCTTTTTCAGCAGCAGTTTTAATACGTCTAACTGCTTTTTTATTACTAGTAATATCAATCTTATTTTTTCGTTTAAATTCTTCAAGAACATAACTAACAATACGATTATCAATATCTTCTCCACCAAGATGAGTATCACCAGCGGTAGCTTTAACTTCAAACACACCATCTTCTAGAGAAAGAAGAGAAACATCATGTGTACCACCTCCAAAATCAAAAATTAATACATTTCGTTGAGTTTCACTAATTTTATCAAGACCATATGCAATAGCACCTGCGGTTGGTTCATTAATAATTCTTAGTACATTAAGACCTGCAATAATACCTGCATCTTTAGTAGCTTGACGTTGGGCATCATTAAAATAAGCTGGAACAGTAATAACAGCATTTTTAACTTGACAACCAAGGAAAGATTCTGCTGTTTCTTTCATTTTAGTAAGAACCATAGCTGAAATTTCTTCTGGAGTAAATTCTTTAGTTTCTCCTTTATATTGAACACTAATTGTAGGTTTATTATTACGATCTACTAGTTTAAATGAAAAATGTTTCATGTCTTCTTGAATCTTTGAGTCTGAAAAATCACGACCAATCATTCTTTTAGCATCATAAATAGTATTAGTAGGATTTGAACTAGCAGAATTTTTAGCTGAAAGACCAATTAGTCTTTCAGATTCATTAAAACTAACATATGAAGGAGTAGTGCGTTCTCCCAAATCATTTGCAATAATTTCTACTTTACCATTAATATAAACACCTACGCAACTGTAAGTAGTTCCAAGATCAATACCAATAGCGATATCTTTATTTTGTGTCATTAAAATATAAAGAAAAAATGACTTTAAATATTTTTAATTACTTTTTACTAATTCATTTTAATAATGTTTAAAGAATTTATTTAAGTCTTGTAAATATTATTGAAAACAAGTGTATTTCTTTCTATTGTAGATTTATCTATAGAATTAATAATTTGTTTAAATTCAATAGTAAATGACCAATCAAAACCACTTAAATTAATAGTATTACCTAAATAATCAACTAATTCAATATCTAATTTATTTATATCTATTGGTTGTCTAAATCTAAATTCTTTATTAATATTATCAAGTATTTTAGGATTACCAAGACTTGTTGTTAATAAAATTTTAGCAAACATTTTTTTACCAAAAAAATCTATATAACCCCAATCATTAATTCTTAAAAACATATAATCATCTCCTGTTGTATCAAAAATTTTTGTTGCATATAATATTCTTTCAGTATTATCTATAATACCTTGAAATGTAAATTGATTTAAAGTTTTAGTTATATCAGGTCTAAACCCCATATAGTAACCTACCGGAGGATAAACCATTTTTTTAATATCAACTAGTCCATTTGATACTGGATTAATTATTGGATAAGTACTAAAATCAATTTCAAAATCTGCAATATCTTTTTCAGAAGTATATATAAAAGATGAATTATCTTTTTGAACTTGTGTAATAAAACCTTGTTGATATGCAAACTCTTTATTAGAAAAAAGATTATCAAATAAATTAATTACTTCATTATTTTTTGTTTTATTCCATGTTTGTACTGGTGTATCAATACTATTTGGAACAGGAGTAAAATAATAATAAAATGCAAAACTTCCAGATGAACTAGTTGTTTTTGTAAATTGATTAGAAAATGATACTTTTAATGCTGTTAAATCAACATTCATAATTAAATTATAAATTTGAATACTTTCATCTGTTGGAAATGTTGGTAAGTCACTACCATATGTAATATTTAAATAATAAATTGATTTTGAAGTTAATTCAGTACCAGGAATAAGAGTATATGGAGACCCATCTGGTGCATTAGTCATTATATATTTACCTGTATTTAATTTATCTAATATTTTAGCTTTAGTTGCATCATAAGTTGTTTGAGGACTAAATGTAGTAGTATCATTAATATAAGTTTTATAAATATGTTCTTTTAATAAATTTAGATTAGTTGTTAAATTAGTAGAAATTGCATTAAAAATTAAAATTGTATCATATCTAACACAATCAAATATATTATTTTCATGTCTAAATCTTCTATCAAATATTGGTAGTTCAAATTCATTTAAACTAAAATTTCCAGAATCAAGATCTAATATACTAATATCTAATGGATTTGCTTTTTTAAAAGCTTTTCGTTCATTATATTTAGATGTTATATAATTTTGAATTTGTAAAACAATACCATATATACTATGCCAACCTTGTTGTAATTTTAATTTAGTTTCTAATGTACTTGGTTGATTTGATAATGCATTAAAATCAAATGTTAATTCAGTATCATCATTTAAATAAAAAATATAAAAATATTTTTCGGCATGAGGTTTACCATCTATTGTTATTTTACTTAAAGATGAATTTAAATTAAATAATTCTTGAAATAAACTATTAAATATATTTTTTATTACCCCTATTATTTGATATAATCCTTCATCTAATTCAATTTTTACACCATCGGGATCATTTAGTTTATTTGGTAAATGTACCATAATAAAGTTATTTTGTTTTACATTATCAATATATAATGCACTATTATTAACTTCAATACTAATTAATCGTGTTGATATAATATTTTTATACATTTTTTCAAGATTATGTTTAAACTTACATTCATTAGGATAAATTAAAATATCTCTATATCTTGAATCAATATTTAATAATACTTCTTCCATATAACTTAAATTATAATATATTAGAATATAAAAACGAAAATTTAAAAAATATAATCTTAATATAATATAATGGTTAAAGTATCAGATTTTAATAAAAAAGAAGAAAATATAATATTTGAGGCTAATAATAATTTATTAGGAGACAAACCATATTTAACAAAGTTATCGTTACAAGAATCACAAAAATATTTAGATCCATCTACAACATCTAGTGGTTCAAGTTCATCAGTAGATGTTACTGATCCAATTTATAATTCAGTTAAAGTTACTACTGATTTAACAGTAGATAAAACAATTAAAACTAAAAATATTAAATCATTATGGAATTCTCAATCATCTTTAACACAACCAAATGAACAATTAAATATAGATGCATATGTTATTAATATTGGTAATCCATCATCAATAATTAATATATATGGTTCTACAACTTCAATAATAGGAACTGATTTTTATACAAGAGATAAAATAGTTTCCTTAAATTTAGGTTTATCAGGATATAATGCATATGATTTAGGTAATAATAGTGGTATTGAAATAAAAGGAACAGGTGGTTCAGGTTTTATTATAACAAATGAAAATGCAACAAGATATTATATTCAAGCACCACAAGGTACTCAAGGTTATATTGCTGAATTAGATTTATCAAATAATTTAATAATATCTGGATTTGGTAAATTTTATCAAGGTATTACTTCTTTATCTTATTTAAATATATCAGGTATTACAACTCTAAATAATACTACTATAAATTCAAATTTAAATGTTAGTGGTAATACTATTTTACAAGGTCCTATTACTGGATTATCATCATTATTTATTAATGAAAATTTAAATGTTAGTGGTAATACTATTTTACAAGGTCCTATTACTGG